AGCCAGACGCGGACGTGCGCACCGCGGGGCGGGATATCGAGCTTGCCGTCGCTGTCGTCGAGGGTCAGGTCGAGCTGGTCGGTCTGCGGGCCGGGCTCGTCGGTGAGCACCAGGTCGATCAGGCGCGCCTCGATGAGCGGGGTGATGTCGCGCCCGGCGACGGTGAGTCGGTAGGCCGGACGCTGTGGCGGCGGCAGGGCGGCCACTACAGCAGGCCGCGCACGGCGCTATCGATGATGCCCAGCAGGTCGGTGCGGGTTTCATCCACACGCGTGAGGGCCAGCTGGAACTCGATGCGCCGGGCTGCGCCGTCGCGGAAAAACACGCTGCGTGTGGCGTTCAGGCTGGTAGCCACGAACATGCCGTAGTACCAGCCTGCGCCATCGATGAGCGGCCAGGCGCGGCCCTGCTCGGCCAGTTCCTCGAGCAGGGCCAGGCTGATGCGCCCGCCGGTGATTTCGGGCAGCAGCACGCCGGACAGGGCGATGGTCTCGTCGTCCCGGCCCAGGTATTGGTGCGCTGGCATGGCGCCGACGCGGCTGGTGGATGGGTAGCGCCAGGCGAGCTGGCGCTGAAATTCCTGGTACGGGGTGGTATCCAGCGCGAACACGAACATGCCCCAGGCGAGCATCACGACCGGTTGCCTCGCTGTTGGTCGGACTGCCAGTCGTCGCGGCAGTCAGCATCGCACCAGCGGCGGCCGTCGGGCAGCGGTGTGGTGCAATACAGGCAGGCGCCGGTGGCGGCCGGGCCGGCGGCCTTGCGCAGGGCCAGACTCAGAGCGCGGTCGCTTTCTTCGCGTTGCGTGGCCTTGTCGGACGGGCATCCCATAGCGTCAATCCCGATCTGCCAGGCGGCTGCGGCTGCGGGCAGCGGTGGCGCGATCACGGCGTGCCAGCTCCGCGGTGACGGCGCGAGCTAGTGCCTGTTCGTCCATGCCCGGCGCGGCGTGGATGGTGATGCTGTAGCTGTTGCCACTGCCACCCTGCCCTGCCCCGCCGCCGGGGGCGCTCAGCGGCGGGCGGGTGTCGATGCCGCCGGCGGTGGCAAGGCCGGCGGCGCCTATGCCGGCGGCCAGGGTCAGGCCGCGCGCAGTGCGGGCCACCACGCCCAGCGCGGCCGGCGCGCCGCGGCTGAGGCCCAGCGCCAGGCCGGCCATGGTCTGGCTGCCCAGGCCGGCGAACACGCGCGACGGCGAGCGGATGCCGAGTTTCTCCTTGAACCAGCCGGTGACGGCGTCGGCGGCGCCCATGACGGCGGTTTTGGCAGCGGTCCAGGCGCCGATGAGGCCATCGACGAAGCCGCGCGCGGCCATGCGTCCCCACTCCGACAGCTGCGCCGGCAGTCCAGCGAAAAAGGTTTTGATGGGCAGCCAGTATTTCCACACCAGCAGCGCCGCTGCAGCGATGCCGGTGATGGCAAGGCCGATTGGGTTGGCCAGTAGCACGGCCACCACGGTGCCGATGCCGGCGGCGACAGCGCCCAGGGCTGGCACCATGAAGGTCAGGCCGAGGCTCCACATGGCAAACGGGCCGATGAGGGCGGCCAAGGCGATGGCCGCCGCACCGAACACGCCGACCAGCAGGGCGACGACGGCCACGGTTTTGACGATGCCGGCTGTCAGGGCCGGGTGGGCGCGCATGAAGTCGGCGACGCCGCTGAATAGGCCGGTCATGGTCTTCATGGTGCCCAGCAGGGCACCACGCAGGGCCGAGCCGCTCTCGGTGTTGGCATCGAAGAACGAGTTTTTAAACAGTTGCCAGGCGCTGGACATGGCCTGCATGCGCTTTGCGAACTCGCGCTGCATGGAGCCTTTGGCCGCCGCGTTGTTGGCGAGCGAGATCTGGCGGCGCCATTCCTCGGTGTTGGTGACAAGCTTCGACAGGGTCTTGACGTGCTCGAGCCCGACGAGCCCGACGATGGCACCGGGGCGCTGGTTGGCCGGCAGGCGGTTGATGGCCTCGACAATCTTGAACAGGGTGCCCTGGGCGTCGGACTGCATGCCGTTTTGCACGTCCGACAGGGACAGGCCGATGCTCGTCATGGCTGTCTTGAATGTCTTGCTGCCGCTCTCGGCCGCCGAGAATTTGGTCAGCATGGCGCTGATGGCGGTGCCGGCCACCTCGGGCCCGGCGCCCAGGGTCAGCAGCGTCGATGCCAGGGCGGCCACGGCTTTGTCGGTGATGCGCACACTGCCGGCCACACCAGCGGCGCGGTTGAGCACGTCGATGATGTCGCCGGCCTTGCTGATGGCGTTGTCGTCGAGGTAGTTGATGGTGTCGGCCAGGCGGCCGATGTCGGTGAGCGGGATCTTGAAGTTGGCGGCGACCTTGCCCAGGCTTTCGGCGATCTCGGCCGGCACGGCATCGAACGCGGTGGCCATCATGGCGACGTCTTTCACGAACGCGCGCAGGCCTTCGCGCGGCACGTCCATGCGCGCGGCAGCGGTGTACATGTCGGCGATTTCGTTGGTGGTGAGCGGTAGCTCACGCGACAGCTGCTTGACCTCGGTGGCGATGGCCTTGTAGCTGGCGCTGCCAATGTCGCCCACGCCCTGTACCTGGCGCTGGATGCCGAGCATGGCGTCCTCGAACGAGCTGTAGTCGCGCACGGCGGCGATGACCGGCGCGCCGATGGCCGCACCGGCCACGGTGGCGGATGCGCCGGCACCGGCAATCTGGTTGCGGGTGTAGATGGCGGCCTGATACTTGGCCCTTGCGGCGGCGACCTGGCTCAGCCGGGCGCCCTCCTTTTTGAGGGCGGCCTGTTGACGGTGCAGGGCGCCGGTAGCCTCGTCGATGCGTTTGCGCAGCTCCGCCTGATGGCGGGCCATGCCCTGCAAGGGCACGCCGGCGGCGTGCAGCTCGGTGCGCAGGCGCTGCTGCTGCTGGGTGAGCGCCTGGTGGCGGACCTTGAGCTGGCCGGCCTCGCGCTTGGCGGCGTCGAGGTTGCGCACCATGGCCTTGCTGGGGGCGTCGGTGGCGGCGATGGCATTGGCCAGCTCGCGCACCTTGCCCTGGGCGGACTGCATGGCGTTGCCGGTGAGGGCCACGTCGCGCGCGGTTTTGCGAAAGGCATCCAGGCGCTTGTTCTGCTGCTCCAGCTCGCGCAGGCGATCGCGGGCATCCTTGACGGCTCCGGCCAGTCCCCTGCTGCTCTTGAGCACGGCACGCATGGGTCCGCTGGCTTTGTCCAGGGCCGACAGCAGCACTTGCAGGCGCAGGGCGCGGTCGGAGGCGCTCAACGGGACAGTCCCTTGGGCCCGCGTCCGGGCGCGCCGGGGTGCCGGGGCGGCACCAGTACGCGCAGACGGCGCTCGCACACCAGCAGCAAGGCGATACCGACGGTGGTGACGGCCTGCCCGGCGGTGGGCACGTAGCGGAACAACAGGATGCAGCCGGCGGTGGCCACGGCGCCGACGGTGAGCAGATGCATGGCGGCGCGCAGCAGGATGGGCGTGCCGGCGGACATGCGGTTCAGGGCCGGCTCGGCACGCGCGAATATCAGCAGTGCAGCTACGGCGGTCAGGGCTTGCAGCAGCAGGTCGATCATTTGTCGGTCTCGCGGATGCATCGGCGCAGGCGCGCGCGGCCGATGGCCAGCAGGCCGCGACCGAGCACGTCCACCGCCAGCAGGCCGATGCCCAGCGCCGCAACGATTTGCCAGGCGGCCGCCGGCAGTACGTCCGGCAGCCAGCCGCCGGTTTCGCCCATATGGCGCGCAATGCCGCCAGCCCAGGCCGCTGCCGGCGGTGCCGCCCACGCGGCCACGGCGGACGACAGCATGACCCGGTTGGCGCGCGCCCAGATGCCGATCGGCGGCACGTAGCTGAGCGCCCACCAGCCGCCGGCCGCGCCGGCCAGCAGCAGCTCAGGGTGCAGGCCGGTGGCAATGCCCAGCAGGGTGATGCCGCCCGCGGTGACGGCGAGGCTGGGCCCGGCGACGGGATCTGTCATGGGCTGCCTGTGATCAGTCGGCGCTGTGGCGCTGGCGGGCCTGTTCGCGCCAGTCCATGAGTTCTGTCAGGCTCATGGCGTCCAGCGCGGCCGGGGGCCAGTGGAAGACGACAGCGATATCGGCCATCGCGTCCTCTATGCGCCGGGGGATGCCTCCGACCGCGTTGCCCTCGGCAACAAAAAACCGGCGACCGCGCCGCCCAGTTGCACCAGGTCGGCCGGGTCCATGGCGTGGATTTCGTGCTTGAGGAGCGTCGGCGTGGTGATGCGCGGCAGCACCAGGCTGAGAGCATCGACCGACAGTTGCAGCAGGTCGGTGAGGGATACGCCGCGCAGCTCGCCGGCGGACGGCTTGCGCAGGCCGACCTCGATGATGGTCTGGTCGCCGCGCTGGATGGGGGTGTCCAGGGTGATCGTTTCGGTAGTTGGCTGAGTCATGGGGCACCTGTCAGAGGCCAATGGCGCGGCGCTGGTCCGCCAGGCGGTCGGTGCCGCCGACTAGCTCGATCATGTTCAGGACGTCGACCTCGATCACCACTTCGCCGTTGATGCTCAGCTTGTAGTAGCTGAGGCTGGACTTGATTTTCAGCTCGGTGTCGTCGCCGGGCTTGCTGGTGCCGGGGTCGATCTCGCTGTGACGGCCGCGCAGGACGACCTCGACGGCGTCAACCTCGCCCGTATCGTCGCGCTGGTAGGCGCCGGCAAAGCGCAGCAGCACGCCGTCCACGCGGGTGATGCCGAACTGGGTGAACAGCTCACGCACCAGGCCGCCATAGGTGTGCTCGACCTCCAGCTTTTCCATGCCCAGGTCGGCCTCGATGGGGGCATTCAGGCCGGCGCCGCGGAATTCCTCCAGCTTGCGGCTGAGCTTGGGTAGCTGGACCTCGGTGGCGACGCCGACGTAGCTGATGCCGTCGACGAACAGGTTCATGTTTTTGAGCTTGCGGGGCAGTGCCATGGGCTATCCCTCGGGACGGGCGGGTGGTCAGGCGGCGTTGATGCGGGCGGCGAATTCGGCCAGGTAGCGGTCTGTAATGCGCTGGCGGAACAGCAGGTTTTCGAGCGGCGGCACCGGGGTGTAGTCGTAGTCGATGTACAGCTTGCCGTCCTTGAGGGTGGTGGTGCTGTTGATTTCCTCGTCGTACCAGGCGTTGGCGTCAATGATGTAGCCGAGCGATTTGAGCTCGCGGAACTTGGCGTTGACGCCCTCGATGATGTCCTTTACCAGACTGGGATGCAGGGGCTTGTCGATGCCCCACATATGCGCGTCGGCGACGGTATCGGCCAGCACCTGCGCGGTGCGGGTGTAGGACTCGAACGGGAACAGCGGGTCGGCCGAGCAGGTGCGCGAGCCCCAGAAGCGGAACCCGTTTTGCCGGATCAGGGTGGTGACGTCGAGCCCGTTCAGGTAGCCGGCATCGGTGGCCGGGTTTTGCAGATCCCAGAATACGGGCGTGCTGATGCCGGTGACGCCGTTGACCGGCATGTTGGATAGGGTCTTGTGCCAGCCGACCTGCTCGTCGATGGCGGCGCGCAGGCCGACCGCGCGGGCGGTGGCATAAGCCGCCGCGGACGTGCTGGCCACGGCGTCCCATGCCACGAAATCCGGCCAGATGATCATGGCCTCGCGGGCAGAGAAATTGGCGCGGTAGGCGGTAGCTTCTTCCTTTGTCGCGGACCCGTAGGCGGACAGGTAGGCGAACCCACGCAGGGCCTGCGCAACCACGACCAACGCGGCGGCCACGGCCTCGTCATCCAAGCCCGGCACAGCCAGGATGCGTGGCTTGACGCCCAGCGCGGTCTGGGCGCTGAGCAGGGCCTGCATGCCGGTCATCTGGCCGCTGGGCAGCGTGGTGCCAATGAGCTTGGTGGTCTGGTCGGCGGCGATGGCCGGGGCGTCTGCGCCGGTGCCATCCGCCACCCGTACGACCACGATCAGGGGCGTTGCCTGGTCGGCGATGGCGATCAGGGATGGCAGCAGGGTGCCCAGCGTGCCGGCTTTGCCAATGGCGGCGTGCACGCTGGTGATGAGTACGGGGGTGTCGAGCGGAAACGTGAGTGCGTCGGCGTCGCTGCCGGTGCATACGATGCCGATGATGGCGGTGGCGATGGTGCGGATGGGGCGCACGCCTTCGCTGATCTCGATGACGCGTACGCCGTGGTGGTAGTCGACGGGCATGGGCTGCGGGCTCCGGCTGGCTGGGCGGGCTGGTAGGGTCGATCATGCCGCGCCCGGCGGCCGGCGCGGCACGCTGGGTGTTGTGGCCGCCGCGCTTACAACGGCGTCAGAGGTCGCAGCGCAGGATGCCCAGATAGCCGGTGCCGGTGCCGGTGCCGGACTGCATGGCGGAGAACGGCGACACGATGGGGATGGCGACGTCGAAATCTTTGCCCAGCGCATTCGCCGCGCCCGATGTGGCGGGCGTCACCCCGGATACGGCCGATCCTGAGCGGACGGTCTTGAGCGTGTTTGCACGCGCCGTGGCAGAACTCCGGCTCGCCCCCAGCACGATGTGGCTGGATCCAGTCAATGCCAGCGTGACATCGGAGGCGTTGGTTTCCGACCAGCTGACCACCGAATACTGCGCCGCAGCGCGCAGAGCCGCCATCGCGGTGGCGCTGGCCTTGATGGTATTGAGCGCCGTGTCGGCGGCGAACACAGCCATCTTCGCCGTGCTGCTGGCGGCCACGGCGGTCATGGCCGTGCTGCTGGCGGCCACGGCGGTCATGGCCGTGCTGCTGGCGGCCACGATGTTCATGGCCGTGCTG